CACTAAATGAGGTCACCACTCCCCAATTTGTGAAACAAGTAACGTCCTAACACTACTTACTTACGTTATATACATTATTTACAAATATTTACATACCAATAAATGTAGAAGGTTCAAAATAATATTCAACAAACTTTTCTAAGTTTTGTTCATAATACAAATTTAATGACATCCAAGGATCATTTCTTCGAATTTTCTTTTTTAACATTGCATAAATTATAGAATTCTCATATTGTTCAGAAATTAATGCAATTAAATTATCAGATTTATTTTCAATCAAGGGTCTAGCTACTTTAATAGTACCTGCAAGCCAATTATATATAAATTTTTTTCCTGTATGATATTTGCTTAACAAGTCATCTATGTCTGGGAATGCTTCTTCCATTACTTTATCATTTATCGTTATAAAACATGATTGATCCCAGCCTTCTTTAAATTTAGGTTTCTTAATTGTTCGATTTTTTGCTATTAAAAACTTGTGTGATGTTAATGATTCATGTTGTTGATAACTGATACTTTCACTTTCTCTCATCCCTGATTTATCAAATTGAACAGTATTAACAAGCCAATTTTTGATCCCAGTTTTTTGATTTTGTAAAAAAACATCTTCAAATTGTTTTAGACCTGCACCATTAAAGTTGATATTTTCAAGAATTTCTGATTCTTTATACCTAATCACATCATATAATCCATCGTTTTTTATAAGACCTGAACCTCCTAATGTTCTTGGTGTGTTTAGAAAATTGACTATGTTTTTGTATATGACTTTGTTCGCAACTAAATCTCTCGTGAAATAATTTTTAATTGATTTAAATGGTTGATACATTCTCATGCTTATTCTACGCCATATACTAAATGTTTCTGCTATCTTTTGCATTTCCGTTTGTTTTTCAGTTGTTGGTTCCCACATCATACTATCGATCACTCTCGGTAAATAACCATTTATAATATTTTTCTGACCGGTTATACGCAAATATTCATCATGATCCTCTGAAAAGAAGTTTTTAAGTAGATTGACATTAGGTCCAGTTGATGATAGTGCTGTATAATATATAACAGCATCAATGTAATCTTTAGTTCTAACCATTTGGTCATCACCCTGTGCGTTAAAATACATTAGTTCCAGATCATAACTATATTTATCCTTTAACATTTCAATAGCTACTTCTTTCTCTACAATATTCTTTAATGTATTTAGTTCGGCAGTCATAG